AACCAAGAGGAATATGGCGGCGCATTGTTCGAGTCTTGGAACATCCTAGCACCCGCAGACGCTTGGCACGCTTCCTCTGGCTATGCCAGTTCTCGAAGTATGACATGCGTGATTCTTCACAAAGACTTCGGGGAAGAAGGACGGTTAAAAGTAAACGTGGAGCGGATTAAATGAGCGCATTTGATGAGCAGATTGGCGGCAACCACTATAAATTAATGATGATTCAACCTACTGAATACATATTAGCGAATGATATGGGATGGTGTGAAGCAAATGTTGTGAAGTACATTAGCCGGTGGCGGTCTAAGGGTGGGGTCGATGACTTGCGAAAGGTGGTGCATTACACTCAGATTTTGATCGAGCGTGAGTTGAATGAAAAGACGGCCTCAAAGGATGAACCAAAGAAACCGTCTTGGTAGATTACAGCAGGATTGCCCCAATTACATAGCCAAACAGGAAGGCCACGATCATTGCCCCGCCTGTGTATTTTGGGGTCATTAGTTTTTCTATCATCGTCTCGCCTCCTCCTGTTGTAGTTCATCAAGTAATTTCATGACATCGATCAGCATCATCTTGTCGGCCTCGTCTAATCGGTCTTGGCTGTAAGTCTCTCGCACCTTCTGCAATGTCAGCCACGCTTGCAAGATATCGCTACGGGTTGGTTTCATGTGTTGCCCTCAAGTTTTGTGATAATACGTTTAGCGGCTGGCCAATTTATTTTAAAGCGGGTAGCGATGCGGTTTGCGCTCCATCCTAGCGCCCTACGCTTGGCAACCTCGGTTTCTAACTCGGCCATCGATGAGCAATTGCCCGTTGATGGTTTAGGCCCTCTTTTCATTGGTCTAGTTGATTGGGGATGGCGCTGCCAGGTCATCTTACGCCCTCGCAGTCTGGTTTTAAGTTTTGATAGTCCGGCCAGTAGCCTAGACAGACGTTATACCGGTACTCTTTGGACATGGTGACTTCGTGGTCATAGTCCCAATTTGAGACCCAGAGCAAGGCCGCGACAACTGCCACGGCGATGCTGATTTTGGTGAGTCGGTTCATAATTTAGCACCCTCATCAATCCCAACGACTTGAGCATCCCATGCAAGCGGATACTTGATTATTATCTGGGAAAGAGCACTTGCTTCAGTGTCGGCTTTCACAAGAATCCCATAATTAACGTAATGGCCAGTTTCCTCGTCAAAATCCATAAATTCTATCTTGTATTTAATCAGTCGGTTCATGCTTGCCCCCATTGATAGCCTAGTTGATCTACTAAATAATCTCGCGCACGTTCGCGGTCGATGGTGTCGCCACAGAACCCGTCAAACTGTAAGGCGTGCATCCAAGCGGCGTGTAGGTGCATCGTGCAAACTGTCGGCGATATTGGGTACAAACCCTGTGGCCCGTAGTAGTCCCACAAGTACCGGCAAAAATGAATCATTTCCTTGTCTTTGTTCATGCTGCCACCTCGTCTGATTTAAAGCAGGGGTGCTTGACAAACTCGCATTGCCGATGGGCTATGCCATTCGCTACCCTGATCGCGTTCTCGAATCCGTGAACGGCAACAATAAAGTCCGAGTTGTTGCCGTTATCGTCCTGCCAAAACAGGCCGTATTGATCGTTATTGGTAAGCAGTCGAACCGCCACGGTGTTGTGAATTCTGTGGTCTCTCATAATATAATCTCCTAGTATCCTAGCCAGTGTAGAACGTCCGAGCCGTGGTATTCTTCTCGGTATCCTATTTCGTCGAAAAAGTCTTCAATCGGTACGCCATGCTTCTTGATCTCGGCAATGGCTTCTTTTCGTGTGACGGTGCATTCGAGTGCGTCTTCTAGTTGCATTACGCCACCTCCTCATAAAAACAAGCGACTACGAATCTATGGCGCTGATCCAGCATAAATTCTTTGTCGGCCTCATAGGTAAACCGATTAAAGTCTAAGGTGTAGCGGTTGTATGCATCCACCTCGGCTTGGCTCAATACCCTGCCGTTAAAGGGCGATATTAAATCACCGTGCCTTGCTAATTCCTGTTGTCTAGTGTCTCTCATAATATAATCCCCTCGGATTGGTTAAGGGGCCGAAGCCCCGTTGTGTTAGGCGCTTCTTGATAAACGATATTCTTGGACAAAATCAGCAACGCTGCCATTCCAAAAAGTGTCAAATTTATCGGTAAAGTTAACGCGCTTTTGAGCCAACAGATGACCGCCTTTGACGGTGTATCTAAATTCTGAATCACCGTGGATCTCATGAGACTTAGTTAATTGGGCTTTTTCATTACACCGTAAAAAGGTTTCAACCTTGACGATTGGGGCACCGTTTTCTTTGGTGAAATATTGAGCAGCACCTTCTGGATAACCATCGTGGTGGATGTAGACCGTATGGGTGCCTGACCATTCGCTGATAAATTGATAAGTTGCTCGTGTTGACATGGTGTATCTCCTTGCTGTTTGGGTTTCGGCCTTGTGGCCTCGTCAGTACCAGTCCCTAACTGGTAGACCCTAAAGCCCTAGAAATTCCAGGGCTTGGCGTTTAACTCATTGCAGATCTTGTTTGCTTCCCGTGAACCCTTGACGTTGAACCGTTGACCGTCGGATAATTCTAGGATCATCTTCTTACCTTCTACCTGTTGGGCCTTGGCTGCGTTATATAATCGTGCTGTTGTCATGGTGTTACTCCTTGCTGATTTAATGTATAATTTGATACCACGAATGAGAAGGTAAGGCATAACGTAAAACGTGTCAAATCTTTTTTTAGATCTATTAGTTATATACATAGAACAAAACAGCATATATCGTAAAACATAGGGTGAAACATGCCTGATATGCGCCATAAGTTAGACAAAAAAACTGCTGATAGGCATTTCCCGAACTGGTCGCATGGTGGTAAAGGTGATCATGCCAGGAAGAGTTCAACGGACTCCAGGGCTGCATATTCGGCCAACTGGGACAAGATCTTTGGTAAGGGTAAGAGCAATGAGTAATAAGAACCTACACACCAAAACAAGAAACAGATTAGCTCGACAGGATGCATTGCGAGAGTACATGCAGGAAAGGGGATCGGTTCAATATCTTTTTGATATCATTGAGAAGATCGAGAAATTAGAGCCTAATTCCGAGACTTTTAGTCAGGATTTGGCCAAATACTCTAAGGTGGTAGATGTACGGCATAAAATGCTTGGGAAATATCTGCCAGAGCTGAAGGCTACAGAAATCACGGGTGAGGGTGGCGGGGATCTTCAGATAACGGTCTCAGACTTCAAGAATGCCTGACATCTCTATTCCCCATCAGTGGGAACCTAGGCCGCATCAAATCCCATTCTTTAAGGCCATGGATTCAGGGGCTAAACGTGCCTGTATCGTGTGGCACCGTAGAGCTGGCAAGGGTGCCGCTACTCTAAACTTCACAGCGAAAGAGATGTTCAAGAGGGTAGGGACGTACTGGCATCTGTTTCCAGTGCAAACACAAGCGAGGAAAGCCATCTGGTCGGGTATAGACTCAGAAGGTAGGTCTATCCTTGGCCAAGTATTCCCAGAGGCCATACGGAAGCGTACAAGCTCACAGGAGATGCTGATAGAGCTGGTTAACGGGTCAACGTGGCAGTTAACCGGTAGCGATAACTATAACAACCTAGTCGGATCCAATCCGGTCGGCGTGGTGTTCGATGAGTGGTCACTATGCGACCCTAATGCTTGGGGATATATCAGGCCAATCCTTGCAGAAAACGGTGGATGGGCGGTATTCATCTACACGCCCAGGGGCAAGAACCACGGGCACAGTCTCTACCAGATGGCCAAAAAGTCTAACGAGTGGTTCTGTCAGAATCTAACCATCAACGACACCAAGCGGGCCGATGGATCACCGGTCATATCATCGGACATCATCGATAACGAACGACTCGAAGGCATGGATGAAGCACTGATCCAGCAAGAATTCTATGGATCCTTTGAAGCTCAGATAGCAGGGGCCTATTACTCAGACCAACTGACAGCAGCGAAGGAACAGGGACGGGTTGGAAGGCTACCGATAGAGCCATCATTGCAAGTTCACACGGCATGGGATTTGGGCATTAGTGATGCTATGTCTATCTGGCTATTCCAAGCAATGGGCAAAGAGATCCGATTGATTGGGTACTACGAGAACACGTCCAAGGGCATGGAGCACTATATCCAATGGTTGAACCAATACGCGACGACCAACAACGTGATGCTAGGGTCACATCTAGCGCCACACGACATAGAAGTCAGAGAGCTAACGTCAGGCCGTAGCAGAAAGGAAGTAGCCAGAGAGATGGGGATCAACTTTAGGACTGTACAACGACCGAGAACGAAGGCTGAAGGCATACAGGCCGTTAGACGGATGTTCCCTAGATTCTGGATAGACGATGAGAAGGCCGAACATGGTTACAACTGTATAGCATCATACCATCGGGAATACGACGATAAGCGCCAAGTGTTCCGTGATACACCTGTTCACGACTGGGCATCACATGGGGCCGATGCGCTACAGACCCTTGCACTAGGATGGCAGGAATCAATGGTGTCAGGACATAGACCACAACCGAGACAGGCCAAGGTGCAGTTTAGTGTCTTCTGATCCACACATTAACCGCAGTTTAGTGTCTGATGCATACGTTGTATTCACTAACGACTCAGGCCATTGGTGGTCACCGTTCCTTCATCCGTTCATCAAGCACTGTTATCTGATGATGGCAGACCGAGGCCGATGGCTGATCTATGGCAAGTCAATGCATTATGTGGACTTGTTTACTATCGATCGACAAATGGATAAAATCGATGAGGTTATCATTGTCAAAATCGATCGTAAGACCGCGAGGCAATCGTTATTCATGCTCAATACATGCGTAGGACACGTTAAACAGATTCTAGGCATCAACCGACCGTTCATCTGGACACCATACCAGCTGTACAAGTATCTGGAGAAAACAAAATGAAGAAACCAAAGGCACCAAAACCAACGGCTCAAGAAGTAGCAATAGACATCAGGCAGAAAAAGGCACTCGATGAGGAGATTGGAGAGCAGGAAGAAAGGTTCAAGGCTTTAGCACGAGGCAAGCTAGGCTCTTCATCTTTATTGGGTGGTGCTCCACGTTCTAGGTCTGAGGCCGCTATGGGTGGCAGGGGATCTAGGGGTGCTGCTGCTGGTGCTGGTAGATCAATGCTAGGCGGTTTAGCTGGTTCTGGTCGTGGTCGTGGTGCTGGCGGTGCTGCTGCTGCGATTAAAGCTGGATTAATGACTTCGACAATGGGCAGATAACATGAAACTTCCACCCAATCTAGGATCTATGCAGGATCTCAAGACCCGAGAGGCTAGGGCTTTTGATGCTGAGTATTTATGGCACGACCAACTGTCGGACGTGTACGAATACTTCCTTCCCCAACGGAACCTGTTCGACAATCAGGATAAAGGCCAGAAGAAGATGGAGCGCATCTTTGATTCCACTTCTCTAACGTCTATCCAACAAGGGGCCAGTAAACTACAAGAGAACATTGCACCGATCTGGGCTAGGTGGGCCACGTTTAACCCGTCGAATGAAGTTCTCAAGCTGCTAGAGTCAGGCGACTTCAACGTCAGCGAGCGTCAGATCAGGGAGAACCTAGAAGAACAGGCCGTTATTGTCTTTGATTATATCAACCGGTCTAACTTCGGGACTCAATTCTACGAGGCTGCGCTAGATCTTTTGATCGGGACTGCTACCTTACGGATTGACGAGACCGACGACGAAGATATGCCAATTGTCTTCCATTGTGTGCCACAGAAAGGTATCGCATTTGAAGAAGGCCCGTATGGGAACATCGAGACCCACTGGAGACGGTTCAAGGTCAAGGCCAGATTACTGGAAAGGATGTGGAAAGGGTTTGAACCATCACCCACTATCCAAGAAATGATTGATAACCAGCCCAATGCAGAGGTTGAACTGTCAGAAGGTGTCATCTTTGACCCTAAGACCAAGCGATACTACGGCTGTGTATGGGTTAAACAGGAAGAACGTCTATCTTGGACAGAAGATTTTGGTGTTTCATCGCCTTGGGTAACGGGCCGGTACACTAAAGTCTCTGGTGAGG